GTTGGTAACTTCTTCCTACTTGGTCAAGAGAGAGGATTGTCTCTGAGTGCTGGGCAAGGTCAAACAGGTACTGCTTTCGGTGACCTCAATGGTTATACATTGACGTTTACTGGGCAGGAACCAGAACCAGCAAGTGAACTTTCGGGTTCAAATCTTGCAGGGATACTTACGGGTATCGCAGTAGGATAATAATTATATTATAGTATAGGGGAGGGACTTCGTGTCCCTCTCTTATTACTTATCAAGGAGAACTATGGTTTATTTATACGCTTCCTCATCTAATGATATTTCACTCATCCCTTCCCAATCATTTAGTAGTGGTGAAGAGGTGAGATTGGTATTTACTGATAGATTTACGGAAGCAACATCATCAGTTCAACTTCAAGTAACGCCATATGGTAACGGATGGATTAAATCAAGTGTTACCCTACCAACCGATATAGACCTCAAGGGTGGTAGTTATGATTTAGTTCTTCAGAAGATTGGTTCTATAAGTGAACAAATTTGGGGAACGTCAGAAGAAGTATATTCTACTTCGGATGTTGTTTGGTCAGTTGGTACTGTACCAGGACAATACTTAAATGATACGACAACAACTGCGTTTGTCTCAGAGAGTATAGGAAGGGTTTTGTATTCCTCGGCTAATGAGAACGGAGCATTTGTAGTGTATGAAGGATGATAATATGGAAAAAAAGAACAAGCAAAAGTTTAGTATAATCCCTAAGTACTCAGAAATTCCATACCCAGCAGGGCCGGACTTTGAGAATGATAAGGGTGATATTGTTTATTTTGGGACTGACAACAAGTTCCCACAATTATTGATTGATTTATACCATAGGTCATCAGTTCATTCAACTGCTATAAACTCAAAACACCAAGCAGTCGTAGGTCAAGGTCTTACAGGCATTGATGAAAGTATCTTAGAATACGCAAACAAAGAGGGTGAGTCTTGGAATGATATCTTTAACAAAGTTGCTTTAGATAGAGTTCTATATGGTGGATTTGCTTTGGAAGTGATTTGGTCTAACGATAGAACCAAGATTGCTGAAGTATACCACATTGACTACTCATACATTAGAGCCAAGAAGATGGATGATAGAGGAAATGTTCCTGGCTATTATGTATGGAAAGACTTCGGTAAGATGAAAGGGTTCTTACCAAACAAATCAGATATCCCATATCTACCTAAGTTTAATAGAGTAGATAGAACATCACCATCACAACTTATTTATTTCAAACCCTACACAAGTGGTTTGGATTACTACCCACTACCAGATTATGTGGGTTCATTAAAAACTATTGAGTTAGATACTGAGGTGGATAATTTCCATACAAACAACCTCAAGAATGGTCTAGCTCCTTCACTTGCAATCACAACATTCACCGATGCTGATGTTGAAGAACGCGAAGAAATCGAAAGAATGTTACGTGGTGCATATAGTGGTACTGATAACGCAGGTTCTCTAATGTATATGGATGTAGCAAATAGAGACCAAATGCCAGAGATTGTACCTATACCTCAGAATGGTGCTGATGGTTATTATACGACTGTAAATGATATGGTAACACAAAAGATACTTACAGGACATAGAATTACATCCCCTATGTTAGTTGGTATCAAAACAGCAGGTCAGTTAGGTGGTAGAGAAGAACTCTTAGACGCTTACTCTCACTTCTTGACCACAGTTATCTACCCAATGCAGTCAGACATTCTAAAGACCTTTGAGGCTATCTTCAAAGTAAATGGTATCGAAACTACATTAGGTGTAGAGCAGACTAAACTATTTAATGATGGTACTGAAGAGATTGATGTAGTAACCTCAGTTGAAGCAGAAGCAGGTGAAGATAAAATATTAGAAACTAAAGCAGAAGGAGTAGTAGAATGACAACAACTTTGTTCATATCAGAAAACAAACTCAAGAACTTCTCTGACTTAAATAATGCACTTGACGCAGATTTACTGAAGAACGCAGTAAGAGAAGCACAAGACATTAACATTCAGAGAATGTTGGGTTATGAACTTTACCAAAGTATGATTACTAAGGTAAACAACTCTCAAGTTACAGGTGATTACCTAACACTTATGGAGTATATACAAGATGCATTGTTGTATTGGGCATACTACGAAGCTCTTGAAGCAATTTATTTAAGACCAAGAAACAATGGTCTACTTGTACCACAGGGTGGTGCAGAAGCAAATGCTGCTGATGTTGCACTTTATGATAAGAAGAGAACCTCAGTAGAAAACAAAGCAGAGTGGTATAGTGAGAGATTAGTAGGTTGGTTAATTGACAACTCTACTAAGTTTCCTGAGTTTGGAACTGAAAATGGAATGGAAATCTTTCCAGACCAAACATCTCAGTTTAAGACACCATTTGTTACGAGAAGAGATAAATACTCATCATTAGCTGATGAGTTGGGTATAAAGGTAACTGATAGTAGATACAAATACTTACCACAATAATAGGGATACACGATGGCAAATTATAATCTTACATCACAAAAAATAAAAGATACGTATGAACAGTTAGTTCAAGTATCTGGTTCTGCTCTCGTAGATGGGACTGGTAGTTTAGTCGATACTTTGGACTATGTTACCAATCCAACATTTACAGCATACACCTCATCAACTGCAACATCTACATCTGCATCCGTAGCAGACCTACAAACTCAAATCAATGCTTTGGAAGCAGGTTCGGGTTCAGCAGCTTGGGATTTGATTACTGGCAAACCTGCTGGATTGGTGAGTGGTTCTGCACAACTTGCAAGTGACATTAGTGGTTCATTCACTTCTACGTCAGCTTCACTTGCCGCAGATATTGCTACAAACAAAGCAAACATTGCTACTAACGTATCTGATATATCTACCAACACAGGTAATATATCTACTAATACAGGTAATATATCTACTAATACAACTGACATTGCTACACAAACATCTCGTGTAGATTCTTTAGTATCCGCTACATCATCATACGCAGTAAAGAACTCTGATAACACATTTACAGGTACTCAGACCTTTAATAACATTACAGTAAATGGAACTGGTTCATTTGCTTATATTCAATCAGTAACTGGTTCTGCTAAAATCATTGGTGATTCATACATTATTCTAAACAACGATACACCTGCTCAAAGATACGCAGGGGTTGTAGTTCAAGATAGTGGTTCAACTAACAATACAGCATCATTTGAGTTTGATGGTCAAACCAACGATTGGTTCTACGAATACACCGATGATGGTGGTGTAACTGCTGAGTTTGGTGTTGTGATGTTCGGACCTGGATACAACACGAAAGGTTCACACGTATACCCATCAAACAATAAAATACTAAAAGGAACTGGTGACCACCACATCGTTGACTCAAGTATTACTGATACTGGAACATCAGTTAGTATGTCAGCACCTCTAACCGCAAGTGGTTTCCAAGGTGACTTAGATGGAACTGCTACATCAGCATCATTTGCAATCACTGCGTCTTACGCTCTGAACGCAGCAGGTGGTGGTGGAGGACTTGAGACTGGTAATAGTGGAACTGATAGTATTAAAACTGCCGCATCACTTACAACCACCGCAGCAGTAGCAAATGGTCCACAATCTATTGCTATTGGTAACGCAGCAAAGGTTTCAGGTACTGCTTCTCTACATATCTCACTTGATGATAGTAACACATTTGCAGCAGGTGACCAAACCATCAACATTGGTAAGGATATCAACAACACAGGTGGTTACTCAACAGCGATTGGCCACAACCTTACAAATACTGGTACTGGTGGTAATGTCCTTATTGGTCGTTCGATAACTACCGCAGGTGATTATTCTATTGGTATTGGTGAAGGTGCACAAGCCCAACAAGGAGGTGCTGTCGCAATCGGCCAGAGTGCTAGGTCATCAGGTAACTCAGTTGCTATTGGTGCTGGTGCGATTATGGGTAACTCATATGGTTTCGCTGGTGGTTATAACGCAAGAGCAAACAATGATGCAAGTATCGCTGTTGGT